ACTTACATCAGTTGTTTTTTTAAATGATGATTATTGGGGTGGTGGATTACAGATTTGGAATGATAAAATAGAATCAAAACAAGGTAGGATAGTAATATTTCCGGCATTCGCAGCACACAAGGTTTTACAATTTCACGATAAGGATAGATATACAATGTTAACTTGGATACAAGGGAAAACTTTTAGATGAACAATAACTTTCAATGGTTTACACATACACCTTTTTTGTCTAATGAACAATGTGATGATGTAATTAAGAAATTACAAGAAGAAACTAATTGGGTGTCTGGTTATGAGGGTGCTCACATTGTAAATGCAAATAAAAAGTCATTTGATAATATAGTCAAGGATAGAACTTTTGTAGAATTATATGCGTTTCAAAATACAAAATACGACTATACTTGGATTAATGATAAGTTAGAACCATATGTAGAAGTGTTAAATAAACAAGTTTGGAACTTCAATATAAGTGGGGTATCAAAAGATTTAAAAGCATTAAAGTATAGTGGTAGTGATAGATTTGACTGGCACGCAGACTATGATAAAGGAAAAGTATCAACAAATAAACTTACTTGTTTAATTCAGTTATCAGACGAGAGTGAATTTGAGGGTGGAGATTTACATTTTGCATTTGCAAATGACGGAGAGTTTTTCAAAGCACCATACAAAAAAGGATATGTGTTAATATTTCCATCTATCATTAGTCATATGGTTACTGAATTGATGACTGGGGAGAGATATATTATGAGAGAAATTATTTCAGGAGAACCTTTCAGATGATAAAGAAAAGAAACTTTCAGTTTGTATTACATAGAGAAAACTTCTTAACATCAAAACAATGTGATGAACTGATAGAAAAGTTTGGACAATCCAACTCACAGAAATCTACTGTCGCAGGGACTTATAAAGGTGATGACTCAGATGTAATAAATGAAGAAGTTAGAAAGGTTCAAGAGATAAGATTAAAAAATGATGTAGTTTTGTCAGACGGATTCAAGTTAACAAAAAATATAGTAATGGCTTGTGAGATGTCTAATTTACTTAATTTTCAATTCGACTTGAAAAAACCATATGAATTAGAGGATATTGTTGTTCTACGATATCAAGATACTGATAAATACGATTGGCATTTAGATATTGGTGATTGTTCTACTTCACTAAGAAAGATAACAGCAATAATTCAGTTAAGTGATGAAAATGATTATGAGGGTGGAGAGTTTGAATTTAGTATGTCAAACGATAAAGGAGATGATAATTGTTATGGTTCAAGAAAAAAAGGTTCACTAATATTATTTCCGGCATACTTAGGACATAGAGTCAAACCAGTAACAAGTGGTGTTAGATATTCAATAGTCACTTGGATTCTTGGAAACTCTTTTAAATAATTTACATTTTCAAACTTATACTAACTATTTATTTATATCTAAGGTTATTCACAATGAAAACAAAAACACTATTTGACCACATAAAAGAAATTACTAATTCACAGAACCCAAATTATTGGGAGGAGATTTCTGATGCTGACAAGAAGACTTGGTCAAACTATATGGTTCATAGATTCTTATCAATGAAACCAGAGTGGATTGAAGTAGTGAATGAAATACAACAATACTGGGAATTAGAACCTAAATCAGTTTATCAATTCTACACTAATATAATTCCCAAAGGTAGAACTTTTTTACGATATACCAAATCAAAGAAAAAATCCAAGATTGAAAGTTGGGCTATGGATATATTATGTGAGTATTTTGAAGATAGTTCAGAAAATATTGAAAAAACACTTGACATTATGGGTAAAGATGTCGTATATTCAATTATATCAAAGTATGGTGTAGATGAAAAACAACTAAAAAAAATATGGAGTAAATAATGGCAATTAAAGACGCACCAACAAAAGTTATTGACGATTTCGGTCAAGAATATGACCCGACAGAAGCAGAAAAAGAAATGGTGGACACACAAGATGTCGTAAGATATATGGAGAGAACTTATCCTGAAATGACTGGTGAGTTCCTGAAAATACAATCAGAACAATATGAATTATTTTGTAGAAAACAATATGATTATGGCCCACAAAATATAGCAGTCGGAACAATTCTAAAAACACCAGAGGACATTAAGTTATCATTGTTGGGTTTATGGTTCAGAATGAACGACAAGATAGAAAGAATGAAAACATTATTATTGAGAAACGGAGAGAACTCAGTTGAGGGAGAACCCGTAACTGATAGTTTTTCAGATGTATCAAATTATGGAGTTATGGCACAAGTCGTGGCAAGAGGTAAATGGGCAAAATAAGTTATAGTCAATTTTCACAATGGGATAAGTGTCCACAGATGTGGAAACTTAATTATGTAGATAAAGTCGGAACATTTACGGGTAATATCTATACGATATTCGGTAGTGCTCTACACGAAACTATTCAAGCATATTTAGTTTGTTATTACGAACGAACAATCAAAGAAGCAGATGAATTACCATTAGATGATATTTTGTTGTATCGTATGAAAGAAAACTATAAGGAGTCAGAAAAAAGATATGGAGACAACTTCGAAGTAACCAAAGAAGAAATGCAAGAATTCTTTAAAGATGGATTAGATATCATAGAGGAATTCAAAAAAAGAAAAGGTAATCATTTTAAAAAGAAAGATACTGAATTAGTTGGTATTGAAATGAATCTAAATTATGAACTACCAAAGGATATGAAGTTTGTAGGGTTTATGGATGTTGTTCTACACGACAAGAAAACTGGTCGTATGAAAATCATTGACATCAAAACTTCTACAATGGGTTGGAACAAGTATATGAAAGCTGATAAGAACAAAACCAATCAGTTATTATTATACAAACACTTTATGTCAAAACAATTAGAAATATCAGAAGATAAAATAGATGTTGAATATTTAATATTAAAGAGAAGATTATATGAGAATATGATTTATCCACAGAAAAGAATTCAGGCGTTCTCGCCGGCGAGTGGAAGACCAAGTATCAATAAAGTTATGACAAGACTACAAGAATTTATAGATGAGTGTTATGATGATAAAGGTAAAGTTATCAATAAAGAATATGTAAAAATGGCATCAACAAATAATTGTAAGTATTGTGAGTTCAAAGATAAACCAGATTTATGTGATAGGAATAAAAAATGACAGAACCAAGTTTGAGAATTAAAGTAACGGATTTTTTAGCAACAGATTTTGAACAAGAAGTATTCCAAGAGTTAATGAAACTCAAACAATTAGATTATTTAAGTGGTGTTTCGTTTCCATTGTATTTTTGGTATGATAGAGAAACAGAAATGGTTGATTTAAAAACTCTTGAACCATTTATCAAATATTGGAAAGCATCAGGAGAGTTCAACACAAAGATTATTCTGATTCCAGAATTAACTGATGACCAAAATCATTTTATCGGTTATGATATTAGACCAAGAAATTCTAAACAACTACAATATTATAGATTTGCATACGAATATGATAATCCAAAAGATATTTTAAAAGGGTTGGAGCACTTCAAAAAAACATATGAGTTCGTTAATAAAGACGAAATCAATCCAGAACCAATCAGAAAACAAAAACGAAACGACTAATGAAGATAGCGATTATCGGAAGTCGAACCTACACCAATAAAACAAAAATGAAAAGTTTTATGTTCCGATTAAAAATGGAATATCCAGAAGTAGAAATAGTTTCTGGTGGGGCCAAAGACGGAGCGGATAAATATGCAAAAAAGTTCGCATTAGAATTTAAAATACCTTATAGTGAGTTTCCACCACAACACCAACCACATAATATGTATTGTGTAATGGAGGCGTATAACTACGGAAAACCATATGGGGTGGGTTATTATCACAAACGAAATAAAGATATGGTAAAATATTCAGACAAAGTGGTGGCATTTTGTAAAGACGGAGAGATTACCAATGGAACAAAATCCGCCTTAGAATATTGTGAAAAAATAAATAAAAAATATGTTATTTTAGATTAACAAACTATTTATATATATACATATATACAGAATTATGAAAGAAGACAAATTAACATCAGTAAAAGTAATTGACGAACTTTATCGTAAATTTAGGGAAAAATCTATTCGTGATGACTTCTCACTACAAAAACTCGTCAATCGTAGTTTAGACTTATTTGTATATGATGAAGAATTCCAAAAGAAGATTTTGGATTATGATAATTTAGAGGAAAGTGGTTCAAAATATTAAAGAGGTTTTATGAAATTACCAAAATTAACAAAGGTTGTAGACAGTAACAAGAAAAAAATATTATTATTATCAGATGACTTGCGTATGTCAAGTGGTGTCGGTACAATGTCAAGAGAGATTGTAATGGGTACACTTGATGAATATGATTGGGTTCAAGTTGGTGGAGCCATTCAACACCCTGACGCAGGTAAAATAGTTGATATGAATAGTTCTATTAGAGAAGAAACTGGCATAGAAGACGCGAGTTTGAAAATATATCCCGTTAATGGCTATGGAGATGAAAGGTTATTGAGAGAACTAATTAAGACAGAAAAACCAGACGCTATTATGATTTACACGGACCCAAGATTTTGGGGTTGGTTGTATAATATGGAACACGAAATTAGACAAAATATTCCAATCTTTTACTATAACATTTGGGACGACTTACCTTATCCAAGGTGGAACGAACCTTATTATGAAAGTTGTGATTTAATGTTAAACATTTCAAAGCAAACACACAACATAGTTCAAAATGTATGTCAGAATAAACCAAGAACAGATTGGGATTCAACATATATACCACACGGTATTAATGAAAAATATTTTTATCCGGTAAAAAATGAAAAAGAACAATTAGAAATGAACAAAATGAAATCAGAATTGTTCCAAGGAAAAGATATAGAATTTTGTTTGTTCTACAATAATAGAAATATCAGAAGAAAGATGACATCAGATACTATTCTGGCATTTAAAACTTTCGCAGATAGACTACCAAAAGAAAAAAGAGATAAAACTGCATTTGTTTTACATACACAACCAGTTGACCAGAACGGAACAGACTTACCGGCGGTTGTTGAGGAGTTATGTCCTGATTTAAATGTCATATTCTCTACTAACAAATTAGAAAATAAACACTTAAATTACTTATACAACATAGCAGATGTAACGATTAATTTAGCATCCAACGAGGGTTTTGGATTAGGAACTTGTGAAAGTCTAATGTGTGGAACACCAATTATTGTTAATGTTACGGGTGGACTACAAGACCAATGTGGATTTAAATTAAGGGGAGAGTATATAAATTATAGAGATTATGGTGCAATTGAATCATTACACGATTGGAGAAAGTGGGAAAACAATGAAGAATTAACTCACGGCGAGTGGGTTAAACCAGTATGGCCTAAGAGTCGTTCCTTACAAGGTTCACCACCAACACCATACATTTTTGATGATAGAGCGGATTGGTATGAGGTAGCGGACAGAATGAATGAGTGGTATGAAATGTCAAAAGAAGAAAGAGATGAGTGTGGATTTAAAGGACACGAGTTCGTTTGTAGTGATGACGCTATGATGAGTGCCAGACATATGTGTCAATTATTTAAAGACCATATGAATACCGCATTTGATAAATGGACACCAAGAGAAAAATATGAGGTACACAAGATATGAAACCAATGATATTAGTAACAGCTCCGGTACAAACTCGTAGTGGATACGGAAATCACGCGAGAGATATTTGTAGAGCATTAATCGAGTCAGATAAATACGATGTAAAAATTCAATCAGTTCCTTGGGGTTCAACACCAATGACAGCTTTGGATAGTAATGACCCGAGTCATAATGAAATACAGAAAAGGATTTTAAGACAACCAAATCTTCCGAAACAACCTGAATTACATTTGCATATCGTGATACCAAATGAATTTAGACAATTTGGTAAAAAGAATGTAGGTATGACAGCTGGTATTGAGGCGTCTATTCCACCAGCGGAGTGGATACAAGGTTGTAATCGTATGGATATGACAATATTCACATCTGAATTTTCTAAATTTGTATTTGAAAATGTTGGTTTTGACAAGTTAGACAACAATACAAAACAAGTCGTTGGCCAATTAAAATTAGAAAAACCAAGTGATGTGTTGTTTGAAGGTGCAGACGCAAACTTATATAAAGAGGTAAAAAAAATCTCTAAAAAATTAGATGATAAGTTTTCTATAATTGAAGAAGACTTTTGTTTCTTATTCGTAGGACATTGGTTACAAGGTAATCTCGGTGAGGACAGAAAAGATATCGGTATGATGTTAAAAACATTTTTCACTACATTTAGAAATATGAATAATCCACCAGCTCTTGTTTTAAAAACAAGTGGCGCAAACTTTTCAATCATTGACAGAAACTCATTGAAGAAAAAGATAGATGATATAAAACGAACTTTTGGTAATTCAAAACTACCAAATGTTTACATTGTCCACGGAGACTTGACAGACGAAGAAATGAACGAAATGTACAATCATCCGAAAGTAAAAGCACATTTAACATTTACTCACGGAGAGGGATTCGGTAGACCATTATTAGAAGCTTCATTTAGTGGTAAACCAATCATCGCACCAATCTCAACAGGTCAAGCGGACTTTTTGGACAAAGAGTACACAATAGAGATACCACACACTATGACAAAAGTTCCAACAAATGCATTTCCGAAAGGATATATAAATCCTGAATCACAATGGAGTACGGTAAATTACGGAATTGCCAGTAGGTTAATGTTAGATGTATTTAAAAATTATGATAAATACAAAGTTCGTGGTAAAAAACAAATGTTAGTTAATCGTGAGAACTTTTCATTTGAAGCTATGAAAGATAAATTAATCGGTATGGTTGATAATATTTTAAGTGATGTTCCAAAACAAGTTGAATTAAAACTACCAACACTTAAAAAAGAACCAAAAAAACTTAAACTACCAAAATTAAAAAAGGGATAGTATGGCAGAAATAAAAATGACTTGTCCACATTGTTTAGACAACAATAATTGTTTTGAAGAAAAGATAGATTTAGAAAACTTCAGTTCATATATTTGCTTCAATTGTGGATTTATGAGTAATTCAACATATAAAAGAGGTTCTGAGGCAGTTCAAAAAATGGAAGATTCATCAACAGAACTTATGAGAGAAATTAAGTTCTTTGATTATGATAGAGAAATATATTGGTTTCCAACAATCTTAAATATGGGTAAGTTCGGAATGATATATCCAGAGGGTAAGAAAAACAATTGGACTTGGAAGTTAGCAGAGGTTCGTAAACTTACTGAGGAAGAGATGAAAGACCCACAATATGAGGGGCACGAACACACATTGGATATTCAAAATGCGACAGAATACGGACAACACGAGTTTTTAGATGCGTGTAAGAAAATGGGTATCGTTAAAGACTTATGAAGAATACCAACTGGCAAATGATACGAACAGGCCAAATCGTAAGATTTAGGTATAAAAATATGAAAGGTGTAAGTTCCAATAGAACCGCCTATGTGTTGGCGCCAAGATTTAGATACAGAAAAAAATCTACTAATCGTGTTGTGGAGTTTTTCATAGGATTAGAAATAGAAAATACAGATAAACAATCAATTAATCCAATAGTTTTAAGACAAATGTTTGAACAAATTAATACCATATTTGAGGAATCTGATAAAGCAGTGGACTACACGGAAGAAAGGGCTATCAACAGAATGTATGAGGGGTTGAAAAGATTTTTAGATAAAACACCAATTTTCAGAACATACTTTTTACGAGAGTGTAGAAAAAGAAGAGTGTTTTTACTTGAGAGTAGTTCAGATTTGATAGGACAGACTTTAACTCAGGTTGTAGATTTAATTATCGAAGATAAAAAAGACGCGTTAGAAAGGGCATTACCAGATGAAAATTAGTTACGGAATAACAGTTTATAATGA